GGTATCTGTCACCCCGCCCACGGCAGCCTTGCTGGCCACCTCCAGGAGTTTTAACCCTTCAGCGCCGTCATAGCCTGCAGATACGATCTGGTACAATGCTTTGCTGAGATCCCGGGCCGAATCCGGCACACCGGTTGAAAGATCGATAACAGCATCCCTCATTGCATCGAAGTTCTCCTGGGCAGCCTGTGAGATGGTCTGCACCTCGCGCATGGCCAGGTCCAGATCCTTTGCCAGCTGGAAGGATGCTTTGGATATCTTGATAAAAGCAGCTGTCCCTGCAGCGGCGAGCCCGGCGAATACATCCAGTTTTGAGATCTTGCTTCCCATTCCCCGGATGATCCCAACGGCCTGCTGCGCGCCACGGGTCAGACCTGAGTTATCGATCCCGGATGCGAAGTACAGACTGCCGTCTGATGTTGGAATAGGCATATCAAATTATTGAAGGATCCGTATATCGCTTAACCCGTTTTTTCTCACCATCGTAATTCTCGTATTCATACCATTCGTACTCACCCTTGTCGTCTTTCATCGGTTCCCTGGTGCGGTAATAAGCCTCCATGATCATCGAGTTGAGCATCTGGTAGCTCATCCCCCACAGGGTGTAATGCGGTGAGAAGCCAAAAGCCTTGTTGGCAAGCTCAATTATCCCGAAAGGATTGACCGGCTTTTGCTCCAGCTCTCCAGATTCCTTTGCAGGGCTATTGTCTCCGCTGCTCCCGGGCCCACCTTCATCAATGCGGTGGTAGAGTCGATAAAAGCCAGAGTTCCCATGCGGTACAGGATCGCGTTTAGCAGCATATGCAGATCCTTCCACAGGCAGTTTTCTTTCAGAAACCCGGGCATGTAATCCGGATAACTGCTTTTGCGGTTGTGGATGCCAATGCAGATAACTTCGATGATCAGATCCGAGTACTTATCGAACAGCTCAGGTGCGGATTCATCGAAGTCGCGATCCCGGTTCACGGAGATCTTCTCCAGGTCATGTGTTTTGATCTTGCCGAGCAGGGGGGTGATCCTTAGCACTGTCCCTACCTTCAGGGGTGTGATCCGGATCTTGTCAATGGTCACTCCATCGGGAAGCATTGAGTCGTCAGTCACTTCAAAGGGCACCTCAAAGGGCAGGTCGGTGATCGATTCGGCCTGCAATTCAAGGATCTTCTGCAACTCGTCCGCCATTTTACTTTAAAATATAAAAGGGCCCGGCGTATCGAACGTCGAGCCCTTGGATATAAAAATGGAAGGTGGGGATTACGCCGCTTTCATCTCCCTGATGAATGGCGTGTTCTTCGCGCCTGCATCAGTGATAGCTGCCTGGATATACACCCGTACCAGCAACAGATCTGACTGTTGCTTTCCAGGGGCCTGGCTGAGCCTTGCAACGATCTTACCATTCACGATGGTATATTCAAAGTAATTTCCACCAATGGTTTTGCTGGTGATCTTCACACTCTTCACGATCTCAGGGATAGCTGTCGAGGCTTCCCATTTATCTGAAGTAGTAGTACCACCTGCGAGAGTTTCCATGGTTGCTGCGACGGGAGACACCAAAGCAAATTCGACATAATCGGTATCTTCCTTCACATTACCAACATATACAGGATCATCTGATTCCTCGGCCTCGATCCGAAAATCGGTGGGCTCGGAGAAATTGAACACGACAGAACCACGATGAATGGGATCCGAGATCTCCGTCCAGCTGGTTGGAGGGACCCCGTCACCATAGGTGCCGTATTCTATTTTTTCTACTCCTAATGCTACATCTGCCATATCTATGTATTTAATGTTAATTCATACCTGATTGTAAAACAATCATATCCTTCTCTGACATCCTCCAGGAGGTTCGAGAAGGACTGATCAATGATGCAATAATATCCTTCCGGATCATCAGCACTGCTTATCGCATTGTAAATCAGGGTCCGGATAGCTTCAATCCTGTCCCTGTTCACCATCCCATCGGCAGTTCTCGGAACAAAAATGTTCACATTGACTTGGGGAATATTCACGATCTCGCCATAATTACAGCCATTGGAACGGATCACAATGTACTCCCCGGATCTGTCCCTGCGGGGCCGATCCTGAAATACTGCCACCCCGACATTTTTTATCATGTCGTAGATGATCTGTTCCGCATCGAAATTATCTGCCATGGTTAAGTGGCTTTTCTTAAAGCCTTATTAAGCAATAACCTCAGCTCCTTTTTCGTCTCGACTTCGGCATATGAGATCACATCCTTGTTCTTGATGTTCTCGACATAAACGGCGTAATCCATACCTGCCACACCGATCAGAACAAAACCCTGGTTATGGGTTAGTGCCAGATCCCGGGCAAGGCGTCTGCTCTGCTGTACTCCGGTACTCTTATCGGATCCCTTCTCAGCTTGCTGGTAGTTCTCAGAGGCCACCTGGCCATCCTTTACCACCACATAACCGATCGAGGATCTCAGGTTACCTGTGATATCACGGTACTCGCCATGCTCGCGGGCTAATTTCACGAAATTTTCACCGGCATAGATCAGAGCCTGAAGCATTGCATCCTCGGCCCTGTCCTTGAACTTATCTGTCCAGCGGCGGACCTGGGCATCGGTGAACATCGGTGTTAATCCAGCCATATCTCCGAATAGGTTTGATATTCCCACCAGTAGATAATGCTGTACGTTACACCATTCACCGACAGCTTTTTCGCGTCCGTAACTTTATCAGCTTTGGTAAAGAACTTTCCGGAAATATCCGTGTATTCTCCATCGGGCTTTTTAACCCGAGCGATCATCGGCTCAATCCTTCCCTTGATCTCAGAGGTGGTCTCGCTTTCAGAAGCGAACTTCCCATCGGTTATCGTAGTGACCACAGCCGTCACAGTTGACGTATGAGGATATCTTACCACCAGTTCGCTTTTGCGTAACCACGTCCGACGGCTGCCTTATTTGCATTGGCTGCTTCACCGTTGTTCAGGTACAGCGACCTGGCCATCGAAAGCATCGATTCCCTGGACATCTTGATCGAGAGCTTGCCCTCGGAGAAATCCGGAGAATTCACAATAGCCATATAGCAGTCAGCAGCGCACAGCTCAACAGTCTCCTTCTGAGTAAGGTCGTAATCGGCCGTCCCGTCGGAAATGGAACGGTCGATCAGAACCTTTGCGATATAATTCTCGGGCATGTCTGCCAGACCCGGGAAGGATAATATTGCTTCAGTGATCGTCATGCTTTACAATCAATTTCACTTTACGACCATGTCGTGGCATCAACCTTTAACAGGTAGATTGAATCCACATCATCAAAGGTTGGGAACGCGTTGGCCTGCCCTTTTGTGAATTCAGCAAAGGGTTCGAGCTCGCTCCACTTGGAGATATAGACATGGTCGCGCTTGGTGGCCACTACCTTTTTCTTCACGCTCTCGGCCTGCTCTTCAGCAATCGGTCCATGCATCACGCTTCCAACTCTTTTGTTTGTGACAAAAGCCACATACCCGGTTTTCCACGGATCAACAGCGGACAGAGAATGCTCGGAATCCTCAAACCTCACGCTGGAATCCACAACCATGATCGGGGGCAGCATATGGCCTCTCAGATAGAGATTGACATCCTGGAGCATCAGGTGCTGTTTCGTCTCACTGGAATAGCCACGGAAGGCGGCAAAGGTTTCCTTCGCCTCATCGGTAGCCACCAGGTAGTTGAACGTGGTCAGGTCCATGATGATCTGGCCAATGGAATGGCCGTTTGCCCTGGCTGCCTCTACCTTGGATTTGATATCAGCCAGCGGAGTGGCGGCTGCAGCGGTAGACCAAATAGTACCGACAGCGGTCTTGTTACCCGAAGGAATGCCGAAATCAACATCCGTCTCAGTAATAATACCATTGTTGTTGCTCGAATCCAGTGTAAGACTGCCATATGAAAGGGCTTGCAGGCAGAGATACTCTATTCGTGCCATCACGCCTGTATAACAGAAGTCTACATCACCGAATACCAGATCCAGAAGGGCAGATTTATTCGAATCACCCATACTCCTGGCCTTCATGGTCAGGTAATCGTTGTAATCCTTCTCATCCATCCTTCTTTTGATGGCTATCTTTGGAATGTCACCGGACTTTTTGGTAAGCGTCCGGCGGGTTTTCATTGGCGCGCTTGCATTATACTCAACCACATCGGCCATCACGGGGGTGCCTCCCGATCCGGCAAGGGATTCCCAGGTCAGCTGGGTAGTAGCTTTCAGATTGAAGAACTGGTTCCAGAACAGCCTTTTGTACCATGTCTCGCGGGCACGGTTAATGAATGCTGTCAGACTCTTCTTATCGAGTTCTTTTAAAAGTGATCTTTCCATGATTTCAGATTTTTAAAGATTATTTAAATAGAACATGAGGTAAGAGAGCCTTGATATCGGCATCCACATAATACGGAAGCAGATCCTCAATTACAGTTCCGCGAACCATGACCCCGCATCCCATGTTAGCTACATCGGATGACAGATCCACTGAGTTCTTGGCAATCCCGGAGGGGGTATACAAGGGATCCTTGCGTTCAATATTAGCACCAGCTTGGAAGGTATCGCTCCCAGTGGTGATAGTGCCGCCATCCTGATTGCCGTCATCCCAGCCTGTACCTGTGCAGTCCACACCTGAGAAGTCAATCCCTTCGGTGACCGCCAGGGCACGTATGGCGGCTTGGATAAGCGCAACAGTGTTCTTGGTAGTTGTTGAATTAGCAAGTTTGATTGTAAGTACACCGGATGCATAAGAAACGGCAAGCGTATCGCCTGAATTCTGCTCAAGCGCAAGGCTGATCCCATTCTTTCTTTCCGGGTCATCAGTCAATGGGAAGGACACATCCAGAGTGTCTCCGGATTTACCCTCCACCTGTGCAACTGCCGCATGACCGGTACCGGATGTGTCTGCTGTCTCGACCTCATAGAGGACGGTATCGGCCGCATAGATGGTTAAACTTCCAGAATCAAATCCTAGTGTGTCATAATTAGCTGCTTCAGTGATTGATGCGATCGTCAGGGCGACATTGCCGTCCGAGATCACATCATCCACCTTCAGCTCATGAGCCGTTTTGATCCTGGGAGCAGAGGCGCTTCCTCCGGCAACGATCTTAGCGGTCTTAACCAAGCGGCCCAGTCCGTTCGAATCCTTACCAACGAGAGCGCCTTCGAGCATGGTGTCTGAATCGGACTTGAAATCATCAGGTTCGATAGTCAGACCACCAGGAAGATCCTCGAGCACCTGCTCGATGCACAAAGATCTCTCAGTATCAGTGTCTGAATTAACGTAAGGCATGATAAATGTTTTTAGTTAAACTTACTTAGCTTCAGCGCTTTCGGTTTCTTTTGGGAACTTATCATCCAGGTACTCTTCCAACTCAGCATCGGTGGCTGCATTACCCTGAGTTTCCCCGCCCTCCTTCACGGATTCATTGACATGATCCTGTTTGAGTTCGATGTACTCTGTTTCCAAGGCATTGACCTGATCCTCGAGTGATGTTTCCTCATCGTCCACATCAATCCTTTTGATCCATTTGTCCTTCAGCTTATCCGGAATCTTGGATGCTTTCAGGAGTTCCTTTGCCTGGTTGAGCTTGCTGGTTCGTTCCTTTTCCTTTTCCTGCGCTGTCAACCGTTTCTCATAAGAATCCAACTTTGAGGTGAGGGCTTTCGCCCATGCGGGCACGTCATCCTCCTCCTTTTGGGGAGGTTCGGGCTTCTTTTTCTCTGGTTCTTCGATTGATTTGCCGTCCTTCAGGTTGTGTTTCTTCTCGTAGTTCTTCACTGCGGTAGAAGAAGCTTCCGTAGTCCGGCGGTCGGTTTCTGATTGCAGGAGAGTTCCAAATGTGACCCCGCTGAGTGCGGTCTCGATCTGATCCTCTTTTTCGACAGTCTTGGCCAGTTTCTCGGCCTGCCTGTCAAGGATTGCGTCCTCAACCCCTTGAAACTTGGTTTTGAGGGCGGCCAGAATTTTTTCCTTCATAAGCGCTTTCTCTTAAAATATAAGAGCGCCTATGGTTTTTTAAATGATGGTGATTTTACCTTTTTTGTCGGGCTTGCCGTAGTCTGGGTGAGATGTGTAGAGAAAGTCTCCCATTAAGGCTCTGTTGATACCTCTTGCTTCGAAATAGGCGAACAATTCCTCCTGTTCCTCCTCGGTAATTGTGTCGTGGAAGTACTTATCATGGAGTTTATCGATATGGTCTTTTATCGAAGCCATCCGAGTTTCTTGAATACTTTATCAATTTCCTCCAACAAAGGTACGAAATCATCTGATTCCCATAATGATGGAAAACTGCTGAATTTTCTCATTTTTTCAACTTGCCTTAACAGCTTTGAATCGTTAGATTTGGTGGCAATATATTGAGAATAAGCCCTTGCCCAGATCTCCTGATCCCCGAGGAGATAATCGATATGATTAAAATGCTGCTGTTCAAACTTTATTTTTTTTCCTTCTTTGATTTTGGAGCCTGCTGCCTGATGGACATCATT